CTTTCTGCTTCCGCGTTATCCATTACCACATGAGATATCGAGTTAAAAATGATTATAGAGTAGTAGGAATATTTAAATGTTTCATAGCGAAGTGGTAAAAGAAGTTTTCTTTCGCTACTATGTTATTCAGCATACTACTTAATGATGAGTTACCTTGGAGAATCTGATCAAGGAGTAACTTTTGGGAAGGAATGTTGCTAGCTTTATGTAACTTATAAAGTAACGATTCGCGAGCCTGATCAGATAACGGTCCTTCGGCAGCGGCTTTAAGCTCTCTTTCTGCTAGAACTTTGAGATAAGCTTTACGCATGTTATCAAGTCTATTGGCATCTTCAGGAGTCATTTTACAGTTACCTGACCCATCTGCCGTTCTGATCATCCGTCTACTAATATCTAACATAAAGTTGAGATAATCGACGGCAGGAGCAACAGGATACCTAGCCTTTGAAGTAAATTCCACTAAACTTTTCAAAGCGCGTTCAGTGAAACGGGTTTCAGTTAACGTAGTTATCTGAATTCTATCAGTTCCGAACGGATCGAAAGTCTTGTGACCAAGCAATCCGTCTGTTCTCATAGCTAGTCCCACTATAAATATTAGTTCATCATCGTACGGATCTTCGTTCTGTAGGGTATTTTGGAATACTCTCGCAGGAACAGGAGTATCACGACCTGACATCAAATGACGCATTAAGAAGCGGTCTCCTAGCATGAGTTCCCCTTTCAAACCAGCTCTCTTAACATTAGCTAGGAAAGCATCACCCATTTTCTTAAGTTCAACGAGATCAGTAGATAGGTGTAAAGTATCATCTGACGAAATATAGTAATATTCGTGCTTAGATCCTACAGGGGTTGATTCGTACTGGGTCAGATATGAGAAAAGCTTGTCTTCTGTCATGATTCCAGCATCTATCATAGATTGTCCATTTATGATAGAATTAACAAACGTTCCTTGTTCAGAAGTTATCTTAACACCGGAGAGCAAACCTAATTTCTTTGGAGTAAATATCCACCCATGGTGTTTACTATCTCCAACATAGTCAGGCCATATAACAGGAAGATTATGATGAAGTCCCGATACAATATCATACCAGTACTGCTTGTGAGGTTTATTCTCGAGGTAGAGTTGAATAAACTTTAAGAACAAGTTTACTGGCATGAACCTGTCGTAATTACTATAATCTGCTTCAGCAATGAAATATTTGTTATCTCTAATCTGCTTCAGCCTCAAAGTTTTCGCAGGTCCGTCATGATACAGGCCAGGCATTAACATCCTAACTGTTTTCAGTTCTGCTTGAAGAGGAGACACTATAAGATTCATGAGATAAGGCACTATCCACGCAATCCTCGTTGTGTTTCCGCCGCGTTCGTCATGATCGGTCAATAACCCTATAGAAGATCTCTTGAAGATATGATTCCACTTGTAACCATAAGAAGAGCGTCGGATAGGAGCGGCGGCAAAAGGAAAACCTTCTGTTCCGAGGCCTGAAGCGCGAGAATCAC